GAAGGTGATTACCCTACTTCTAACTTAATCGACAGGAGAAGTCAATGAGAACTTTAGTAAGAAGTGTCGGCAGGTCAGACATCGGTGGTGAACCACTACCAAGTTGCTTCAAAACATTTGATGCTAATAAAATTATCTTTCGTAGAGCAGAAGTCTCTATGCTTGCAGGTGTACCGGGTGTCGGAAAGTCCACTCTAGCACTGGCTTTAGCCCTTCGTATGCACGTTCCCACTCTGTATATTTCTGCAGATACCAACGCACACACTATGGCTATGCGCCTTGCGTCAATGATTAGTGGTAAGAATCAGACAGACGTTGAACACCTAATGAATACAGATACAGGTTGGACTAAGGCTGTGCTCCATAGAGCAAGCCATATCGTCTGGTCATTTGAATCTTCACCTACCCTGCAAGATATTCTTGAAGAGGTTGAAGCCTTTGAGGAACTATGGGGTGTACCACCTGAGGCTATCTTTGTTGATAACCTAATGGATATTGCAACAGATGGTGGAGAAGAGTTTGCATCAATGCGTGCGATTATGAAGGAGTTGAAGTATCTTGCTCGTGCAACTAATGCTGGGATTATTATTCTTCATCATACTTCTGAAGGTGTACTTGGTACTCCGTGCCAACCACGTTCAGCACTTCAGGGTAAGGTGGCTCAACTACCTGCCCTTATATGCACACTCGGTATTGTTGGTACTTCTATGGCTATTGCTCCTGTAAAGAATAGGTATGGGCGTGCCGATGCTAACGCTAACTTAACTTGTTGGCTATCATTTAACCCTGAATATATGTATGTCGAAGACATACCAGAGAATGGATAGATATGATTAGAGAAGAAGAAGATGATGTAACGCAGGAGATGCGTGCACTTATCGTACTTAAGATTAAAGAAGAAACAGAAGTTTTGATTGCAAAGATTGAAGCAGCCAAGGTACCTGTCACTGACGAGTGGACTGATGGACTTAACGCTGGTCTATCGTGGGCACAACGCATCTTGCGTAAGGATAAGAGCGCAACATAGATGCCATCTCAGTCGCGCAAACATAGGGGATACAGGACACAAAAAGTTCTCGCTAACTATTTAGCAGAGAATGGATTCCCTTATGCCGAAAGCACTGGGGCTGGGCGTACTGGTAGTGATGTAACTGGCACGGTGGGTATTGACTGGGAGGTCAAGGCTCGCTCAGGGTTTAGTCCCGCTGCTGCTATCGCACAACTAAAGGACAGAGAGAATGGCAAAGACCTTGGCATTGTAGTGCTAAGACTTAACGGACAAGGCGAGAAGTCTGTTGGCGATTGGGTTATGCTAATGAGATTAGAAGATGGTGTGAAGTTACTAAGAGATGCGGGGTACGGTGATAAAGATTGACAATGACCTGCCAAACATTGCAGATGTCTTGCGCCATTATGGTGCGAACCTTAGACAAGGACACGGGCAAGTCAACCTTAAGTGCCCGTTCCATTCAGATACGCACCAGTCCGGTTCCGCAAACCTCGATAAGAATATCTTTATATGCTTTGCCTGTGGCGTTCAGGGCAACAGTTTACAAATCATAGCGCAACAGGAAGGAATAAATATAAATGAAGCAAGGACATTTGCAGAAGGAATTACTGGGCAAAGCCAGCAACAAGTACGCGGGAAGTATTCATCTGGCATCAGATTACCTAGCAAGCAGAGGCATCAGTCAGGAAGTAGCACGTCTGGCGTCATTAGGCGTAGTCTCGGAACCTGAGGTTGGTCACGAACAATACGCTGGTAGATTATCTATACCCTACATTACTAAGACAGGTGTAGTAGACTTACGATTCAGAAGCCTTAACCCCGCAGTCGAACCTAAGTATATGGGTATGACTGGTGCTGAAACTAGAATGTATAATGTGCTTGACATAGAACAAGCAGGAGATTTCATAGGGGTGTGCGAAGGTGAACTGGATACTGTTACTCTCTCTTATTGTGTTGGTATCCCTTGTATTGGAGTTCCTGGTGCTAACTCCTGGAAGCGACACTACACAAGATTACTCGCAGATTTTGAAAGAGTCTTCATCTTTGCAGACGGAGACCAACCGGGCACAGAGTTCGCTAGAAGTCTTGCAAGAGAGTTGCCAGTCACCATCGTGCAACTGCCAGAAGGAGAAGACGTAAACTCTATGTATGTACAAGCGGGAGCGGGATACTTCCACGAGAAGTTGGACCTTTGATTGAACGACTTTGACCCTAACGAACCACCTGAATCATACTGCCACGAGTGTGAGACTCAATTTGAAAACTCATTTGAATTGATAGACCACACACTGGATGATGATGAAGAGTTCGACCCTTACTATTTGCTACCCAATGGGTTTAGATTATTGTTGGGGTCATTGCTTAGATTTATGTACAACCATTCAGATGAACCAGAGCAGATAGAACTAATCACTCAGTCCACCTATGTCACGCTGTTTGCAGCGGAGATGGGATTCGATATGATTGATGAACTGGTTGAGGATATGGTGGTTAAGTCTGCTATGCAGGACTTAGATGCCAGCATTGAGAAGTTACTAACAAAGGACACAGATGAAGAAGGCGGAGCGTGAAGAGATATGGCAGATTATAACCCACTTGGCAGAACAAGGACTGAACGTGAAGAGTTACAGCCTAGAAGAAAAGACCCTAGTGGTTACGATTCACATTCCGATACTAACTGGGCAGAGTTCGAATTAAACGTACGTGATGTAATGCAGGAACTAGGTGACTTGCTTATCAAGAAGCACCGGGACTATGGACCTAAAAACATCAGCAACTCACCTTACGGTGCAACCAATGGGTTAATCGTGCGTATGTGGGACAAGATAGCCCGCATTGTAAACCTCACCAAGCAGGGCAACATCACTGCAGAGAACGAACCTCTTGAGGATTCCTTCAAGGACATAGCGAACTATGGTATAATTGGACTGCTAGTATTGCGAGGGAAGTGGGATAAGTAATTGAAGGAACAGGAACTATTCGACTGGCTGAAGGCAGAGAAGTTCCCCGACCTCATTCACTCCCCCGAAGTATATGATGGCTTCGACTGTGTATCACAAGACGCTAAACTATTTATAGAATTAAAATCTCGTCGCACTCATTACCCTGAGTTGTTGATTGAGAAGATGAAGTATGACTTCTTGCTTGAAGAGTCTGCTAAGTTAGGGCTATCACCTTGGTATGTTAACCACACACCCGAAGGTATATGGGCATTCGCTTTGCTTGACATTAAGGACATAGAGTGGGCAGAGAAGTGGCTACCATCTACCACTGAGTTTGCTAATAAGAATAACAAGATGAAGATGGTTGGGTTTATCCACGTAGACCAAGGGTTTAAGATTATATGATTGAGTGGGCACGCATTGAGCGTTGGGATTATGTCGTTGACTCTGTTGCCTCTGAGTATCACCGCAAGTTCGAGTTAGATGTTGAAGACATCAAGCAATCACTGTACCAGTGGTTCATTGAACATCCCAATAAGTTAAATGAATGGGAAGCGATAGGCGATAAAGACGCAAAGAATTTAATCTATCGTAGCCTACGCAACCAAGCATTAGATTACTGTCAGCATTGGAAGGCTAAGTCAGGTGGATATGAAACCTCTGACCTGTTCTACTATGAATCAGATATGGTTGAGGCACTGTTGCCCTCTGTATTGCGTGGTGATTTTAATATCACAGCACAGTTAAACCTTGGCAGACCGGGTAGACCTAGCGCACCCAATGAGGGTGGCAACCTTATGGCAATGATGATTGAAGTTGACTTTGGATTCTGGAAGTTAAGCAAAGATGATAGGAAGTTATTATTCCTACGCTATGCAGAGGCTATGCACTTTGATGACATTGCTAAAGAGATGGAGTTAGGTTCAGAAGACACTGCTCGTATGCGTAACAAGCGTGCTATCAAGAAACTAATCCATAAGATTGGTGGCTTCAAGCCATATAAAGATGAGGACTCAGAGCCTACTGAAGAGCAGACTCAATCTCTTGAATAGTTCCACAAGGATAAGATGGGTCTTCGTCACAGTGTTTGCAAAGTAATCCATAAGATTTAGATTCATATGGCTTATGCAATTCAACTACTGCACGAAGTGCTAGTTCGTGAGCACCACTGCAACAACTGAGACTGTCTATCTTCGCTAACAATTCTTCGTGAGTCATTACTCTTCCTTGCTATCGTAGTCCACTTCACCTGGGTCAACCCATAATACTTCAGGATAATCTTTGATTAACTCTGCGTGATGTAGTTCGACTATCTCTTTCCAACTTTGTACTGTATTCATCTTATCCCCCTGTGCTATAGAAACCCGGACCATTAAACTTAACAGCCGGGGCTGACCATATCCTTTGCATCGCCTGTTGGCAACACATAATCTGTGTGTGGTCAGAGAACTCTCGTTGTATCTCTAAGGTTACACCACACGCTTCACACTTGTAATCATATGTTGGCATTATATCTCCCAGTCAATCGGCGTTGGTGCTGTCGATTCAGAACCACACTCTTTACACTTCTGTCGCAGGTCATACCAACCTACCTCTCTTGTCTCGCTATCCCACATTACAGTAATCTCAAACATTAAACAACCACAGATGCACGCCATCGTTGGGTTCTCTAGGTTGTATAGGTCAAACATCAGTACCAGTTCTTGCGTAGGTGGTGGGCTAGTGCCCGGCAAGGGGTGGAATAGCGGTGCTCGATATATTTATATGCCTTGAGTACCTGTATCTCAGGCTCTCTGCTTGTCTCCTTAAGCACCTGTCCTATGCCGAAGGCTGTTGACCTAGGGTTGTCGGCTAAATGGTCGAAGCGTGACTCTTCCATAAACAATCTGTAGACACAATCTCGCTGTCTCTTATCCCAGTTCCAACCTGCCCTTGCATATTCCATAGCCATAGACTTGTTGTACTGTTTCTCTTTCCAAGTAGCCTTGGTCCTAACCTCTTGCTTAGGTAAAGATTTACCGATGTTAACCTTTACTTGGACATCGTGGGTCAATGGGAAAGTCCAAGCAAAGATGAACATAAGGACAAGGATTATCATTCTCTTTTTCATCTGACAATTCTACCAAGATTTCTCTTAACATTCCCGGCGTGACGTTGTTCTTTGAGTATCATATTGTGAGACGGTGGGTATCCTGCTATCAATGCACGCTCAGATGTAAG